GTCAAGTAGTGGAGCAGATCAACAGCAGCTACAGCAGGCTTTTGAAGCAGATAACAGCTCTAGAGGCGCAGGTGGCAGCATTAGAGTCTCCTAGCACAGTTTCTAGTAAAAGTAAAGAAAAACATTGACTTTCCAACTAATATATGTTATAATAGGTAGTATAAATGACAGATAATGAATTAGAGCTCTACTTTAGAGATATGAACGAACTATTCCGAACGAATGGTTGGAAGACTATCGTTAAAGATCTCAGCTCAAATATCCCTATCATTAACTCGGTAGAACACACCAAAGATGACAAAGACCTCTACTTTCGTAAGGGCCAACTTAACATCATGGGTACTCTACTGAACCTAGAAGAAACAACACGTATAGGCCAAGAAGAATCTCAGAGAACTGAAGATCCTATTGAGGCTGATTACGCAGATGTTTAAATACTTCGATTACAAGTGTGCCTTAGGGCACGTTAATGAGCATATGGTTAAGGGTTCACCAGACACTATTAAGTGTAAAACGTGTGATGCCCTCGCAACCAGACAACTTTCCTCTCCTCGTTCTTTGTTAGATCCATTCTCTGGCGACTTTGCTGGTGCCACTATTAAGTGGGCTAAGGATCATGAACGTGGTAGAGCTAAAGCAGAGAAAGCTAACCCTGATTACTAGGAGCTTTCATTTTTACTTTCTCCATAATACTAAGGTACGGAGTTTAATATGGCAGCAGTTATCCTCGAACAAGAGGACTTGAACAACGAGCGTTTTGATAGCTTAGACGACATGTCTCCAGAATCACAAGCAGCACAGGAAGCCCCACAGGCTAACCCTGAGCCAGCACAAGAGCCTGAGGCGGTCCCAGATAAGTACAGTGGTAAATCACTTGAAGATGTAGTTAGGATGCACCAAGAGGCTGAGAAGCTCCTAGGTCGTCAGAGCTCAGAAGTAGGTGACTTACGCAGTGTAGTCGATAGTTACATCAACACACAACTCCAGTCACAGGAGCCTACTAAGGCCACCACTGACACAGATGACGATATAGATTTCTATTCTGACCCTGAGAAAGCAATGAGTCGTGCAATAGACAACCACCCTTCAGTTAAGGCGGCAGAAGAATCATCGAGAGCTTATCAACAGCAAACCTCAATGGCTATTCTAAAAGAAGAACATCCAGACATCGAAGAGATCGTAAATGATCCTAAGTTTGCTGAATGGATTCAAGCCTCTAAAATTAGGACTCGGATGTTTGTAGCGGCTGATCAGCACTTTGATACGGAAGCAGCACACGAACTCTTTTCATTATGGAAGGATCGTAGTGGCGCTATCAATCAAACAATTCAGGCGGAGAAAGAGGGAAGACAGAAAGCTGTCCGTGATGGGTCTAATGGTTACACTCGTGGTAATCCAGACTCCAGTACTTCCAAAAAGATCTATAGACGAGCTGATATTATTAAACTAATGAAAACCGACCCAGAACGCTACTTAGCACTCTCAGACGATATCCAAAAGGCATACGCAGAGAAACGGGTCAAATAACCTTACTATAGAGAGAAATTAAAAATGGCTACTTCAGTATATCCCGCCACAGGTGGTATTGTAGATAACACTTCAGCAGCAACTTTCATCCCCGAAATTTGGTCTGACGAAGTAATTGCAGCGTATGAGAAATCCCTTGTACTTGCACCACTAACTAAGAAAATTGCAATGCAAGGTAAGAAGGGTGATACGATTCATATCCCTAAGCCTACCCGTGGCGTTGCTTCTGCTAAGGCAGAGAACACAGCTGTAACTATCCAGAATGCTACTGAGTCAGAAGTACTAGTTACTATTGACAAGCACTTTGAATACTCACGTATGATCGAAGATATTACCAACGTACAAGCTCTAGCTTCCTTACGTCAGTTCTATACTGGTGATGCAGGCTACGCACTAGGTAAGCAAGTAGACGATGATCTATTTACCTTGGGCAAGAAGTTCGGTGATGGTGACGGTTCCAACTGGGTAACTTCAGCTACCTTCTACAACGATGCTAGCACAGGCACTACTACTTTCGCAGACAACACTGTTGTTCCTGCTGACGTATTTGCTGATAGCTTCCTACGTGACATGGTTCAGAAGCTTGACGATGCAGACGCCCCAATGGACGGACGCTTCCTAGTGATTCCACCTTCAATGCGAAACTCAATTATGGGCATTGATCGTTACGTATCTAGTGACTTCGTTAATGGCCAAGGTGTTGTCAACGGTAAGATCGGTGAGTTGTACGGTATTGACATCTATGTGTCTACTAACTGTCCTACTCTTGAGACTGCTGCTGAGAACGCTGCTACAGCTGGCGGTCGTATTCGTGGTGCTTTGCTTGGTCATAAAGATACTATGGTCTTAGCAGAACAACAGGGTGTACGCTCTCAAACACAGTACAAGCAAGAGTTCTTAGGAACCTTGTATACTGCAGACCGCTTGTATGGTACTCAGGTATTGCGTCCAGAGACTGGCTTCATCATGGCAGTTAACGGTTAATCTAAACTAACCACTAATGGGAGTCTCTTGTAACTAAACTTGAGACTCCTTTTTTTTCTTTCTAATAACGCATAGTGGTATATCAATGGCTATATTCCGTGGTACAGGCGGTTCAGGAGACTCTACACAAGACTCTTCGTTGAACGAAATAACACAACAGGCAGTTAATGCTAAAGCTTCAGAACTTGCAGCCCTAGCCTCAGAGAATGCCTCAGCAACAAGTGAAACCAACTCAGCTACTTCAGCTACAAACTCAGCAACTAGTGCCGCTGCTTCAGCCGCTAGTGCAACAGCATCTTCTTCATCCGCAACAGACTCAGCAGCCTCAGCGGCTAGCGTACTAACGTCTGAAACAAATGCGGCTACTTCAGCAACTAACGCAAGCACAAGTGAGACCAATGCAGCAACATCCGCAACAGCAGCAGCATCATCAGAATCTAACGCCTTATCAAGTAAGAATGCTTCTGCAACGAGCGAAACGAACGCAGCGTCTTCTGCATCCAATGCCGCTACGTCAGCGAGCACAGCTACGACTAAAGCGTCTGAAGCTTCGACTAGTGCAGCTGCTTCATTAACAAGTGCAAACAACTCAGCTACCTCAGCTACAGCTTCAGCTGCCTCAGCATCCAGTTCTGCAACCTCAGAGACTAACGCATCCAACTCAGCCACAGCAGCAGCCACAAGCGCCACAGCAGCTCAGACTGCACAGACAGCTGCAGAGCTAGCAGAGACTCATGCTGAAACTGCAGAGACTAATGCAGAGCTTGCGGAGACTAATGCAGAGACAGCAGAGACAGCTGCAGAGCTAGCAGAAACCAATGCAGAGACTGCAGAGACTAATGCCGTTACAGCTCAGACTGCAGCAGAACTAGCGGAAGTACATGCAGAGACTGCAGAGACAGCAGCCGTAGTGGCACAGAATGCTGCCTCAGCTAGTCAATCATCTGCTACTGCCTCAGCAAGCTCAGCTACTTCATCAGCTAACTCAGCTTCCTCTAGTGCCGTAGACGCGCAGTCAAGCGAAGATGATGCAGCTACCTCAGAGACTAATGCTGCAGCAAGTGCCTCAGCCTCTTCATCCTCTGCAGCAGCTAGCTCCTCTTCAGCGACAAGTGCAAATACAAGTGCTAACACAGCAACTACTAAGGCTAACTCAGCTACAGCTTCGGCTACATCAGCTACTGCCTCAGCAAGCACAGCGACTACTCAAGCATCTACAGCAACTACACAAGCTGGCATAGCGACAACTAAAGCAGGCGAAGCGGCTACATCAGCTACTAACGCAGCTTCCAGTGCGTCTGGTGTCAACACATCAGTAACTTCATTCCAATCCCAGTATGTCTCAGCATCCTCAGCACCTAGCTCACCAGCGACAGGTGACTTATGGTTCGACAGTACTGCTGCTACCATGAAGGTATACAACGGTACAGGTTGGATCAACGCAGGTTCATCGGTAAACGGTGTACAGAACAGTGTTGAGCATACAGCCACAGCAGGTCAGACTACCTTCACAGCTACGTATGACGCTGGTTACCTATCAGTCTACTTGAATGGTATACGTTTGGATGTAGCAGACTACACTGCTTCTAATGGCTCCTCTATTGTCTTAGACACTGGAGCAGCAGTTAATGATGTCATCTTCATTCATTCCTTTGGTACATTCCAGTTAGCTGACCACTATAATAAAGTTGATGCTGATGCTCGTTATGCTCAGACAGTTAACCACTATACTAAGACTGCTGCTGATGCTAGGTTTGAGCCTTTGGATAGTGCGTATACTAAGTCGGAAGGTGATGCACGTTATGAGCCAATAGACTCTGCGTATACCAAAGCAGAAGCTGACGCGAACCTTGCAGCACTAGTGGACTCCTCACCTGCAGCACTGAATACTCTTAATGAGTTAGCGGCTGCTCTTGGTGATGATGCTGCATTCTCTACAACGGTTAATAATAGTATTGCTCTTAAAGCACCTATTGCTAGTCCAACGTTTACAGGTAACGCCACAGCATCTGGCCTAATTATTAACTCAGGTGCTAGTAACCAAGCTCTACTACTCGATGGATCTACGGGATACAACACTGCAATAAACTTTAAAAACAACAACGTACTGAAGTGGACAGTGCAAGCATTAGGTGATGGATCCAACGCATTTAGATTTTATAACTACACTACTAACACAGAGTCATTACGAATAGACTCAGCTGGCAATGTAGGTATTGGTACAAGTTCTCCAAGTACCAAACTTGAGGTAGCAGGTACCAATAATACACCCAGCGGTACTTCAAAAGGTATGGTTCTTATAAGCCAAGATGGTAGTTCGCATGGTTTACAGATGGGCGTGACCAACAGCGCCCCGTGGGGTAGTTGGATACAAGCCCAAGACAATAATATATCTACCCCGTATCCGTTAAATTTACAGCCCGGAGGTGGTAACGTAGGTATTGGTAACTCTTCCCCAACTTCTAAACTGCATGTTGCAGGCACAGTAGCAGCTACAGCATTCTCAGGTGATGGTTTTGATCTTAATACAGGTAAGCAAACAAGTATTACAGGCAACTCGTGGATACGTATATACAGTTACACTGGAGAACATATCCTACAGCTGTACAGTAGTCATAATGCCAACCCTGAGTTCTATACGGTGATTACTAGTCTATATCCCGGCACCTTAACAGCACAAGCTACTAGCAGTGGTGGATATAACTACACATACTCCCTACTCAATTTCAGGCGAGCTACCTCAGGTGGTATTAACTACATAGAAGTTCAAGGGCATCAGACTCAGGGCAAACTGTTAAAGATTGCTAACTTTAACACGATAAGTGGTGATGTTGACTTAACGGGAGGTACCCAAACATGGACATAGACATAGTACACACAGCCATTCAAAACCTATATAACAACTCTGGTAATGTGCGAGATGGTAAACTATATTTGTACTCACATGACACTCTAGACTTTGTTGAATCAGATGGAGTGGAAGCAGTACAGGCTGAAATGGTACGACTCCAGTCAGTTATTGACTCACTGGAGTACTCCCGTTCACGCAAGTCAGCATACGACTTACTAAACCAAGACGAGATGCGCTATGACGATCTAGTCAACGGTACAACAACATGGCCCGATGCTATAGCAGCTATCAAACAGGAGTTCCCTAAATGAGCAAAGCAAGAAACATAGCAGACCTACTGAACTCCAGTGGTGACGTTAAACTAGCATCACTTGACAATGCTCCAGCACCAACTAAGTCTACAGTGGATGCTTTGGGCATTGCTGCTACTAGTGTTACTGGTTCTCAAGCGAGTGCTATCACAGCTAATACAGCTAAGGTGACCTATCCATCCGCTGACAGCTCTAAGCTCAGTGGTGTCGAGAGTGGTGCTACGGCAGATCAGACTAAGGCAGACATTGACGGTTTAGGTATAGCAGCTACTAGTGTTACTGGTGCTCAGGCTTCAGCGATTACTGCTAACACAGCTAAGGTGACTAATGCTCCCGATGGAACTAAATTGCCATTGTCTGGTGGTACTCTGTCAGGCAACTTAACAGTCAACGGAGCTATCTCTACTGGCGGTCTGGTAGTGAGTGGGGAGCTGGACTTAACAGCCGCAGGGATTAACTATATTGACTACTCAGATAGCTTGTACATAAGAGCTGCTGGATCGTCACCTGCACATGAACAATCAATATACTGTGTTAAAGATGGTCATGTATCTCTGTCCTACAACGGTGTATCTAAACTGGCTACTAACAACACAGGTGTTTCCGTAATTGGCACAGTAGCGGCTACTGCAGTAACTGGTAGCGGATCAGGTTTGACAAATGTAAACAAAGTTACCTCTGCCACAGGAGGCACTATTACAACAACTGGTGGCTTTAAGATACACAAGTTCACCTCCTCTGGTACTTTTACAGCAGCCTCCGCTGGTGTTGTTGAGGTTCTCATTGTTGGGGGCGGAGGTGGTTCTGCTAACGCTTCAGGAGGCGGAGGTGGTGGTGGTATTTTACACAATACATCTAAGCTCATAGCAGGCGGAAGTTACACTGTTACTGTAGGCGCTGGTGGTGGTAATGGTAGCAATGGTGGAAGTTCTTCTTTTGGAACCATGACTGGATGGGGTGGAGGCCACGGACAAAGTGGGGTTGGTGGTTCTGGTGGTGGTGCTGGGCATCAGAACCCTTCGGTACCTATTGGTGGACAGCCCTCACAGGCTAGTGGTGATGGTATTGGTCATGGACATCGTGGTGGTGGTCATACTTATAGTAACCCTTATCCTTCTGGAGGCGGAGGCGGTGCAGGTAGTGCTGGTGAAATAAGAACTGCAGGTGATGGTAAGGTTTTTAATGTATCAGGTTCTAACGTCTTTTACTCTGGTGGTGGGGGTGGGGGTTACTGGGTAAGTAGCTCTTCCAACGCTGGTGGTAGTGGTAGTGGTGGCGCTACAGGTTCCAACGGTACAGTAAATACTGGAGGAGGTGGTGGTGGTAGTGCTACAAATGGTAGTACCATTGGTCAAGGAGCTTCAGGAATAGTTATAGTGAGGTATGTAGTATGAGTCATTTTGCAAAGGTAGATAGTGACAATATTGTCACAGACGTGATAGTAGCAGAGCTTGATTTCATTACCTCAGGGGCAGTTGGTGATGCTGATTCTTGGCTGCAAACATCATACAATAAAAGTATTAGGAAAAACTTTGCTGGTGTAGGGTATAAGTATGACTCTGACCGTGATGCTTTTATTAGTCCACAGCCTTATCCTTCATGGTTATTGATTGAAGAAACATGTGAATGGCAGTCCCCTGTGGCTTACCCTGAGGGTGATAGTCTCTACTTATGGGATGAACCTACCACAGATTGGGTTTACGTTGCGTAACCTAATATGGCTAGCTCTACTGTTACCTGTGTTAGCCATAGCAGAGCCTATTGTCACAGATAGCACCACTAAGTCCACTGTACACACTACAGGCGAGGTAACCACGACACTCAAGTCACCACCGCCATCTGCTATATCACCTTCGTTAGGAGGTAGTAACTCAGACTCATGTACGGTGGGAGTCGCAGGTGCAGTACAGACACAGATCTTAGGTATCTCTGCAGGCACTACAACTCGTGATCTCAACTGTGAACGCTTGAAGAATGCTAAGACACTCTACGACATGGGCATGAAGGTTGCAGCAGTATCGGTGTTATGCCAAGACCTACGTGTCTTTGATGCTATGATCATGGCTGGCACACCTTGTCCATACAATGGAATCATAGGCACTGATGCTAAGATTGCATGGGAAAACGATGAAGCTAAAGTGCCTAAGGCAGAGGCTATGGAAGAGGATGGAACTAAGAGGTTCTTATTTGGCCTAGGAGGCTCTCTACTTGGACTCCTACTGTTGCTATGAAGCTGATTGTAACGGCTCTGGTAACGGCTCTGGTGAGCTCTCAGGCACACTCTGAGTATCTCTATGGGATCACAGGGAATATGGCAGGAACTGGACACACTTGGGGCATGAATATAGCGCCTAGTGGTTCCCAAAGTGTAAAGGT